ATTATTTCAAGGAATCTCTCTCTGTCCTGCTTTAATATTTTTAGAGTTAATACCTTCATTGAACCTTCCATTAGGGGGGGGGGCTTATCACCCCCCCCCTAAGCCCAAGCCTTTAAGTTCTACCCGCTAGGTATTAGAGCATAGGTATAGATGTATCTGGTTGCCGAGCCGATGAGAACCTTAATGTAGCCTGCGATGGTGTTAGCAGCTCCTGTATCAGTGTCGTTTGCCACTTGACTATCGTCAGGTAGTTTAGCAAAGCCTGACCAAGCTACATTACCCCCAGCAGCATCAACGGCGATGGGGTAAGCTCCACCGGTAACTGTGCCATGCAAGGCCTGCATAGCGTGGAGAACATACGCCCCACCAGCTATTGTTCTGGTGCTACCACTGGCACTCTCCAGCTTGCCCTCATAGCATCTCATGTCGCTACTGAGATTGCCCCCAGCGGCACCTTTGAGGTCAGGGTTGGACATGATACCCACCAGTTTAGAGCCTGCTATACCACTGGCGAACCCCGGGGCAACCTCAAGCCCGGTTACACCCGTAGTCCCACCAACAGCAATGTTAGGCTTTATCTGGACACCACAAACATCCCCACTGGTAGCATCATAATCCCTGCTATTGATGCGGACATTCTTGGTATCTAGTTGGGTATCAAGGTGTATGTTGAGCTTATCGATATTACCCTCGGTGGCGGAGTCAAGACCTGAATAAAGAGCAGCCTGACCATAATAATCTGTATGAGCCATTTTGCTTTAACCTCCGTTAGATTTTAGTCCCTGATTAAGTAGAGGCGACAGGGAGAGAGTTCGGTACGTCAAAGATACGACCGATGGCGTACTTGCTTCCCACGACAAGCTCGGTGTAGGCGGCCAGGCGCATTGCCTTGCCGATGTAGTTTTCGAGCTTCTCGAAGTATTCCAAGTTGTAGAACTCGCCGTCTGATTCGGTCTTACCAAAGGCTACTTTCACACCGGGATCTTCCTGCGCCAAGTTACCGACCCCCAACTTGAGCGCAAAAATCGAGTATTGTGCTGCGTCGGCTGTATGAACAGCCCGGGCATCGGCACTGGTTGTGCCCCTGCCAGTATCGCCTTCCTCTGCTACGAGGAAGTCTGAGCGGATTATGGGTTTGCCGTCGAACAGGGTAGTCCGGCCACCAGCCGAGTTTACGTCGTAGCTGATGAGTCCGAGGGGTCCTGCCGTTGCGTGAGCCAGTGCAACGATACCCATTTCCCGGTACACCCGGTCAATCTGGCGTGCGAGACAGAAAGGCATGAGCCAGAAGTCGAAGCCATGCTTCATTTCGTCACCGAGTATCCGCATATCCTCGAGGGCCAATGCTGCCTCTCCACCGTCAATATCCCAGGTTTGGCCGTAGTTCACTGCGGCCCAGGCGTGCAGACCATCCATTGACAGACCGGTGGCATCGTAGGTGTAGTCATCGTAGATAATCTTGTTGCCCATCTTTTTCGTGATGCCTCGCATCATTTCCTCGACCAGCATTTGCTCGTAGTTGTTCACCGTCTGGTGAATAGCCGGGATATACTTGTCGAGTTTGCGCTGCAGATAGCAGATACGAAGCGTGGCCTGTTGCGCCGAATAGGTTACGCCCTCTGTGAAGGCAGTCGCCCCACCGATACCGATATCTGCGACGTCACCCTCGGCGGTCGTGTCTTCACGAAGCCACTGGATATAGTCGCCGGTATGGTTGGCCTGGGCAAAGGGCAGAATGTCAACAGGGTTACCACGCTTTACGTCTTCATCCACAACACCGGGGATGAGAGTTGGCTGAGTCGCCTTCAGCAGTTCAGCCAGTGTAGACCAGTGGCCACCTGATAAATCAAGTAGCATCATCCGAACTGGCAACGTGAAGGCGAATAAGGCTATTGTCAATGCTTGCCTGCATAAAGTTCTCACTTTGTGCATCTTGGTTTTCCTCCGTTCTTATTTTGCTTTTGCTTTGTCGAGCATCGTCTCTGCGGTGCTCCTTATTTCCCCACCAGCAGATTGAACAGAGGCAGGCTTTTGTCCGAGCCCCGGTGGTTTAGGAGTAGTAACCGGGACCTTTGGTTTACCGGTAACAGGATCGATTTCTGGCGCAGCCTGAGCTTTAAGTAGTGCGGCTGCACTCGCCAGTCGTTTCGCATCGCCATCTGGAACAAGCTCAGCCAGCTTCGTCTCGTCAACACCGGAGGCCATAGCCGCCAGCTTGATAGAGATTTGGGTTTCCCGGGTAGCGGCGGCGGCTTCCCTTGCCACAAATGCAGCTTCCTTTACTTTATTGGCTGCAACGACGCCATCCAGTCTGATTTTCTCGGCCGCTTGAGATTGTTTGACTCGTAGCGATGTTAGGGCTTCCGGATTGTCCTTGAGTGCGGCAGCTTCGGATTCATTTTGGGCTCTGGTGAGATCGGCCATCTGATTAGTGATAGTGCTTACCTGGCCGGTTACCGTCGAGACTTCTTCTTTGAGCCTCTTGTTCTCCGTCTCTGCTGCCTCAGCCCGGTCTTTCTGCTCCCGGCCGTCGGCCGATAGAGCATCCTGTACCAGCTTCTTAACGTCTGCTCCTGCGTACTGCTTTTCCAGCTCAATCGATGAAGTCAACTTTTCAGCAGCAGAAGTTTGGCTCAAGTCCTCCGTTGCCGGAGTCGTCGTGCTTCCGTCCTTCGCTTTAAGAGTTGGGTCCAACATTATGAGTGTCCTCCCATGTGGAGTATATATATTACCTCAACAATAAGTCAAGGCTCACTCCCTGAATCCTAAACATTTTCCGTCAGCGTCAAGGTGGACGTCCATAACTTTGCAACGATGGTTACCCTTGCTATTCCATTTACAATCCTCGTTGTCGCATGATAAGGTCACCTTGCCTATGAGACAATTACCTTCGTCCCAATGAGGACAATGTTTAGCCATGCAGATATATCTACCGTCTTTCTTTTCCCAAGTGCATCCTGTCATTAGATACTCCTGGACTTATCTTTCCGGAGAGTCACTACAAAGATGTGGTGTTTCTCTCCATACTCGTCGTATTTATCTTCCTGCTCTTTATAGGAATCGAGGACGTTAAAACCAAAGCCTTTCAAGTCCATAAGATACTCTTTGTAATCCACCTCGCCCTCTTTGGGCTTGCCGCTCTTGAACTGAGTATCGCCGTAGATGTAGATGAAGGCCAAGCCCCCAGGCCTCAATACACGATACAACTCAGGGATTGACTTCTTCAGCTCGGTAGAGTGTAAGACGGATAAAGTAAATACCGAATCGAAGCTATTGTCTCCAAAAGGTAGCTTCTCAGCATTGGCTACCCTGAAGTCGACGCTTGCCTTCTTTTTATCAGCATTACCCTTAGCCAACTTGATTGCTTTTGGCGTTATGTCTATTGAGGTAACATTAAGCCCAGCCTTAGAAAAGTGGATTGCGTCTCGACCGTTTCCAGAGCCGATTTCTAAAATATCCTTCGCCTTGTTTTTCTTTACCTTCTTTACAAATTCAGTTGCAAAGACAGATGGCTTCATGTCTTCAGCCCAATGCGGAGTCTCTTCGGCATATTCCTCTTTCCAGTCTGCGGCTGTCATACCAGAGTCAGCAGACTCTTCATCCTGCCCAAAGTCACCCTGCCCACCTCGTAGTGCTTTCAAGCGCTCTTCAATCTCGCCGCCTCTTTCGGCCCACTCTTCAATGAACCGCTCATAGGCAGTCAATTCCTCACGCCTGTCCTTTTCACTAACCGGCGTGTAATCGAACTTCAGTACCAGCCAGTCATCAAGCGCCTGATTATCCCTTCTGAATTCGTCCTTTGCCGCCAGATGAGGCTTGGTCAGGTATGTCAGATATAGGTTGAAGACTCCCCGGCTGGGAACCTTAGTGAAGTCCTTTTTCTCATTGCCCATCAAGTCCCGGTAGACTTCCCGGTAGAACTCGATGTTCTCCATCAGGAACCAATCGTCGGTATACCACAGGTCAGTACCGGTATTTAGCTTCCAGTGCTCCGGCTTGCCCTCACCGATGATGGTGTAGTAGCCAACATAAGTATCTACATATTGCTCCGGAACGAACTTTCCGTAGGCATTTCTCCGTAGTTCAGCCAAGCCGAACTCGGTATATTTTCCCTTATCATCAAACCGCATGGCGTTTCGCTCTTCTGCTCTTTCGTCCTCATCATCGATGTAGAATTCAGACTCATTATCTGCCAGCCCCTCGAGTCTGATAAAGTCCTTCTTCCGCTCGTCGTAGATATCGTCGTATTCAATCGCCGGCACATCTTCCGGCTTGGTGATATCGATACCTCCGACGTCGTGCATGGCTGTAGCGAACTCCGGATTATCAACCAGGAAGCGCTCCTGGCGCTGTCCCTTAACATCGAGTTCGTGATAGGCAACGAAGTTCTCAATCTGAGATTCAGGGAAGGTTCCGATTCGTCCTTCCCCACTTAGGATATCTCTTACAAGGTGCTTCTCTTCATTCCTTTGCTGTAAATAAGCAATGAGCGGAAAATCCGATTCAGGTTTTCCTATTTCCTTAGCATAGTCTATATGTTCTTGAACAGTCTTCTCATCAGATGCTAGGTGTTCATCGAGCATCTTGATTCCATCATCTATAATTTTCTGGATGGGGCTGGGTTTCCCTATTTCATTAATGGCTTTCAAAACTCGTTCATAATCCTTAGCCCAGTCTGTTTGAAGCTGTATGTGGCTTGGTAGTGCCTCTGGACTTGGCATAACCTGCATTGTTTCATAATCTTTACCACCAGGCAATAGGTCAAGATGCTCTTGCTGAGCAAGTTTCATAAGTTCAGTAGCTCTACTTGTATCAACCCCCTCAAATCCTGCTTGATAAGCCTCACGCCTGCGCCTGTCCTTGCGGTACTCCGTATTGGCAGCCAAGTAAGCGGCCCGGGCTTCCGAGTCATCACCATCGATGGCGTTATACTCATTGTCCTGAGCACGCCACTTGACAGTTATCCGGAGTGCTGGAACATTCCATGTACTTCCGTTATCGGTTAGCAGCCCGGCATCATAGGCTTTATCGAATACGCCCTGATGATCCACCAGCCATATCTTTGCCTCAGCGCTTTGCGGTTCAACAGTGCCGAGCAAGCGCCCTCTCTCAGCCCACAGCCCTGCTTCCTTATCGGTAAAGCCGACCTTATATGCCTCGACTTTCTCAAGGTCATCGAAGTATACGCTATCAGGAAACTGTTTGAAGAAAGCCGCCCGGCGCTTGTCCACATCATCGATGTAAGTCTCCGGGGAATTCTTGTCTCCGAGCGTATTCCAGTGGGCGTCCTCTTTGACGTTCTTGGCCTGCAGCCGTATCGCCGGCTCCACCCACTCGTCATAATGGCCACGCTCTTCCTCAGTGGCCAGGCCGCCCCTGTCCTGCAGGAGACTTTCATCGAGTGCCTTTCTGTAGGCATCTGGGCTATCAAATGCCCATTGCTTTACCAATGGACTGCCGCCGCTATAATCGCTTACCAGACGCCCACGCTCTACCCAAGCCTCTACCTCGACGTCATCGAAGCCGTTGGATATCGCCTGAGTCCGCATATCGTCATCGAAGTATTCACTGTCAGGGAACTCTTCGTAGAACTTGGCAATCCTTTCTTTCTCATCTTCGATATAGTCATCGCCATCCTTATCTGTTAAGGTGGCCATGTACTCTCTTTCAGGCCGGTTCTTTGCCTTGAGGATGTAATACTGCTCCGGCTGTGCTGGCGCATTGAGGGCGTCAGCACCGGTCTTCAGCGCCTCATCCTGATACCATTTAAGCAGCTCTGGGTCCCGGGCAAGCACTACCATTGACTCAGCACTCATGGCGCCGTACTCCTGGACCGCCGCTTCCCTTTCAAAGTAGTTCTCAGCAGACGCTTCAGGTGGCATGGTCATTTCGGGCATGCCGTTCTCCGGGATATCCAGTGAATTAACCAAGCTCTTGAACTCATCGTAAGCGGCTTTGGTATATATCTTCTCCTGGCCCCATACCGCTAGCTCTGCGTTCTCTTTGGGGTGAGTATAAAGGTAATTAGTCCTGGGATTGACACCGATATCCGCATTATGTTTCTCGAGGTACTCGGCCTGCAAATCCTCATCAGTAATAGAATGATACTCCATGAGCATAGAGAACTGTCTCTGCGAGATATTGCCTAGATATGCTTGATTATGCCGCTCGTCGGCGTCCCATTCCTTCAGCTTCTCTTCGTCACCAGTGGCTACAAGCACTTCCCTTTCACGCCACATCTGATAATACTGAGCGAAGGTAGTACCCTTAGCCGCATCAGCGTTAATCTTAAAGAGTTTCTCATTCGGCATTACGCTCATGCTCTCTTTAATTGCCTGGGCCTCCGTGATTGCCCGGACATATTCCGGGAAGCCCTTTGTTTCCGTCAGTGTCGCCGGATCGACGCCCTTGAACTGTGACGCCGTATCAGCCCAAAAGTCCTCGGTAGTATAGTACGGTGTGCGTACTCCGTAAGGCAGACTGTCAGTGTACTTCGGCAGCCCCAGCTTCGCAACATTCTCAACCCAATCACCGGTATAAGTCTGAACGCTGGCGCCAACGATGGCTGGGACAGCTACCGCCAAAGCGGTCACCGGATCTTCCTGATAAGCCTCGTAGATATCCCATACGGCAAAGGGGGCTACCCTTTCCGCCCACTGTTTCTTGTCCTTGATATCAACCTCTTCACCCACAAAGTTCTTACCCTTCCAGAAATCGAGTAAAAGACTGGCAAGCGGTGAAGCCTTGCCCCTGAGTAGGTTCTGAACGAGGTCGAGGGGATCGGGTTTATACTCGGCGCCAGTCACACTTGAGACGCCTGTGCCGGTAATAGCCCGGGTAAAGAAGACGAGGAACTGACGGAAGCCACCCCAGGGGTCTACTCGGGTATTGCCAATCCTGATTGACATATACTCAGCGCTTCTCGGATCTCTCTCGACTTCCCACCAGCCAGCCATTGCGCCGAGTAGAACAATGCCGCCAAACGTGCTGACAAATAGAGAGGCGTTCTTCCATGCCTCAGCTCGTACCCGGGGATTGGCGTTTATCAGATCCTTTACGGACAGTATCCTACCTATCGCCATCCTCGGAGCAAAGAGCAAGCCGCTCAATATAGAGGCTGCCCCTGCGAACTGGCCGAGCGAACCTCTGGCAGTAAAGTTAGCGAGGCTCTTAGAGAAGTCAATCATTTCTTTCTGGATATCAAAAGCCTGGCCGGGCTTCAGTTTCTTTTTACCGGAGGCGTACTGCTCATTCAGTTTGAGCATAGCCTTATAGTAGCTCTTGAATATCCGCCAGTTATGCTCATTTGTGCCAGTCTCGAAAGCCCGGGCAGATATCTTGACATGGGGTAACCACGCTGTAAATCTCGGGAGTAGTCTACCAACACCCTTTGTATAACCGTATTCCTCAGTACCTCGATAGTGTGCGGTTCCCTTTGGCAGAATGAGCGGCCGGAGAAAGTCGCCGCCGACATCTGCCGCTACATCATAGATCTGGTAGAGGGGATCTTGAGTAATTCTTGACCATGAAGCCTCGGCTGACTTTTGACTCCATATAGCTTTCCACGCCTCGACGTTGGCCAGGGCAAATGATATCGGATGGCTGGCAATGAGCGGCGCCTGCTGTCTCCAAAATGAGAAGTCGAAGGACGCCTTGTTAGCCCTGAGGAAGTTACCGATATCTATGGGCGCCATCCCCAGCTCTTTAAGTGCCCTAACAATACTATCCGTAGCAGGAGCTGGCCAGAGTGTGAGTTCCTTTATCGCCTTATCAATCGGGGCCTCATACTTTGCCACTGGTGGCAGGGGATACGACCTGTCCCGAGCCTCCATGCGCTTGAGCTGGAACTGGTCGAAGGTTATCCTGCCATCAGCTAATTGAGTCTCTAGTTCTAGTTCTGCTATGGCAAATGCCAGATCGCCCTCAGTCCTCAAATCCTGGACAACAGGTATCTCAAACGCCGGCTCCATCATGGTCTTATAGCCGTAAGGTATGCCGGACAGTTTATTCAGGTACTCCGCCATATCCGCATCAATCGGAATATGCTCCCGGCCTATCTCATGGAATACGCCCTCAACAACGTCCTTTAAGGTTGTACCCTCTTCTGATATCGTGTCCAGGGCTTTCATAACCTGTGGCTGGTCACCGAAAACGTAGTTCAACCGATCCCAGGCGGAACCGCCTTCAGGGAAGAGAAGGCTACCGGGGCCTTTCTTACGAGGTATAGCCCGAGCATGGCGTATCAGCCTGCCGTACTCGTCTTTCTGAGGAAGAGCGTTAAGTAGAGCGGTATAGGTGGCCGCCATTTCAAAGGGATAGTCCCTCATCTTTGCGGCTACCTGTTCAAACAGTACGCTCCGCATCTGTTCTGACAGGTCATCGAGGTATTCGGTTTCAACCACCGGTAACTTGCCGGAGAGGGTTTCTTTAATTGCGAGTTTAATGGCCTCTTCAGCCGGCAGACCGTCCTTGATCATAAGTTCTTGGGCCCGGGCTTTCAGGATCTCGGCCTGGTCTGTCTTCGTCTCACGCCTTAACTCTTCCGTCAAAGCCCAGGCATCGATCGCCTTGCGGTCCATAACATATTTGCCGAACAGGTCAAGAGTTCTGGTACGCTGGGCTGGCGTCAGCATACGCTCACCAGAAGGAGATAACTCTACGTCTCTTGGTCTTGTCTCAGGAACGGACTTGGATATCTCGGGTTGCTGGCGGCTTACAGCAGCTTTAGCCACCTTTACTCTCCGCCTTGCCTCACGAACCTGTATAACCCGATTGGCAATCTCATCAGCGCTGATGCCGAACTGGACTGTCAAATTATCAAGCGCCTCGTCCCGGGGAACTTTGTTATATGTTCTCTTCCCTTTCTCGGAATACTTGGCAAACGAATGTTTCGGCCATAATTGCTCGGCCTGCTTAACGGTGAAGTATTCAGGGAATGTCTGCTCCCTCAGGGAGATAAAGAATTCAAGGCCAACCTTTCTTCCTCTGCCGATTGTAATCCTTTTGCCGGCTACTGGATCAGTCTCTAAGAAAGTTCTCAGCCCTTCAAGTTCGGCCTCCGCCTCATAAGCCGCAGCCGCTTGCTGGTACTGGTCGAGCTTGAGCTGGTCTTCCATCGATATCTGGACAATCTCACCCCGGCCCCTGGGCCGGACTACCCTCTCTTCGCCAAACATTCCAGGTTGAACTCCGGCTTCAGGCATACCAGCTTCAGGGGTGGGGATAGGAAACTTCTTATCATATTCCTCTGAAAGAAATTTCCTTTGTAACTTTTCGTTAAGAGAAAATCCGAGTTCCTTAGCCTCTTGTTTGTATTTCTTCAAACCCTCTCGGATGTATTCTTCTTTTGTAACCTCTGGGGTAACAGGTACAAGTGGTTCACCCCTCAACTCAGCTATCTTCAGGTCGAGCTGATGGATGGCCTTATCAACAAAGCCTTCGCCGTATTGCCTCTCGAGAGTTACCTGTGTCTCTTTCTTGGTGGCGAGGTCACTGCGGAGTTTCTCTACTTGCTCAAGGCTCATCCCGGTAGTGCGCTTGGTGACGTACTGTTCAGCTTGCCCGGGCTCGGTGGTTGGAAGTGCTGTTTCTAATTCATAACCTCTGGCAGCTAACTCCTTTGCTGATAACTGAGTGGTAGTTCCTTTTTCATCTACAAGCAGCCATTTACCCTTTTCAGTAATGCCAGCTTGAGGTCGCCATTCTTGAGCAGTAAGTCTCTTGCCTTCGGGATTTATTAAAATATCACCAACTTTAACTTCAGGCTTCTCTTCAGGAACGCCGATTGCCCCTCTTTCGCCTTTGACTACTTCTTTCAGCCGCTCGTACCAGTTACCTTTCTCATCCTTTGCCCAGCCCCGGGCTTTCTTGGCGGCCTCCGTCATGCCCTTCTGTTCTAGCGGACTGACCATACGGACCGATACGCCGGCGGCGAAGCCGGACGGCAGCAGGGTAGCCACCGCCGTCTTGACCGCTATATCGGGTAAGTTCTCTAAGACGCTCCTATTCTCATCGTAGAAGCCTACAGCCACGTTGCTGACGACTTCCTGTGCTACCTCAGTGGATATCTCGGCAAACTGGTTAATGGTGAAGTTCCGGCCAAACTTGAGTATCGTGTCGGCCAGTGACTTCTTGCTTAACTCTGAGATAGCCCTTCGCTTGAACTGCCCGAACAGCAATGGACTCACCTGTTTCAGTAGCGGTATCCGGCCGGCGCTTTCAAGCAAGCCAATGATGGCCCCGGATATCGCCGCCAGCTCAGCCGCTTTATCTTCTGGAGCCCCGGCGTTTATCAGGTCTTCAAAGACTGCCTGGCCCTCGACCGGTGCCATAATAGCCGCTGTCCCCAATACAGCCAGCGGGCCCACGCCGCCTGTAACCAGCGCCATAGCGGTAGCCGTCACGATAAATGGAGTGATGCTGGCCAGTTCATAGGCATAATAGCGAAAGTCTTTGAGCAACTCCGGATGCTGGAAAGCGCCCTCCTGATATGCAATAGGGGCTACCAGTTCCGGGTTCTTGGCTACCCAATCCTGATATTCCTCTTTGTTCTCGTTATAAAGATACCTGAAGTTTTCCCTCATCCGGCGGTTAGTCTCGTTCATGGATTTAACCATGTCGTCGCTAAACAGCTTCTCGATATCCAAGCGGTCATCCTTCTTGGCCGGTATCTCAGAGAAGATAATCTCCGGCATAACGGAGAGCATGAAGTTCTCGCCTTGCTCCCACATTGTCCGGGACTGGAAAGCAGTCCAATCCCAAAAGTCCTTAAATATGTTCTGTGGGGGATCTTTAGTGAAGAGCTTGGTAGCCGGATTATAAGCGCCGACATAATCGCCCCGGGCATTATAGGCCGCCTGATTCTCAATATCGATGGTGAGTGATTGCCGGATTCCATCAACCTCGACAACCATTCTCTGCCGGCTGAATATCTCATTTATCTCCGCCGGCTCGTAGCCCATGAATCCGAGTAGCTGTCTCTTCTCAAAAGTGCCGCCGCCGGTCTGCATTGTCTCCATAAATAGAGCGAAGTCACTCTCGATTAGCCCACCTAGTTCCTCGGAATTAGCAAAGTCCGGGAAGACTTCGTTTATCAGTGTATTAACGTGGGCCTCTTGATTGACAAAATCCATTGTCTGAAGGATATACTCTTCAGTAACACCAAACAGCCGGAGAATATCCTGGGCCTCTTGCGGATCCACCAGGCTATTGAGTTCCTCGATAAAGCCCTGGTAATCAGTGGCCAGTCTATTCTGCAGTTGGTCGACAATCACCCCGGGTAATTCCTCAGGGGAATATCCGTAGCTATTGGCCGGATCGAACATGAAGCCGAAGGCGCTACGAAGGTGTCTCACCAGCTCATCATCCGGCCTGGCTTTTTCTGCCTCGGGCCTCGGCATCAGGTAGAAAGCCGGCTCACCCCGGGCCATCGGTGTCATCAAGAGGACGCTGCCCTCTGGCACGTCGTAGCCCAGGAACTTAGCCTGCTCTGCAGTAAGATACTGCTCGTAAGGTATGGCCCATCGGACAGTCCTTTTTTCAGGCGGCAACGCCAGCTCAGCCAACTGCTTAGCCCCGACAAACCTGTTAGACGGTACGCCGTAGAGTTCGGCCAGGGCCTTCATATCGGCGGTAGTTACCTCAGGGGTTACCGTCTCGAGCTGAACAAGGTCTAGCTGGTCGTAGGTAGGTCGCTGTGCCTGGAACTCTTCTGCAGCCTTCTTCCATTCCTCGAAATAAGGCTGCATTTCGTCATCAGCCGGAGCGTCCGGGAACTTGCCGGTTACAGACAGGAATCCCGACCAGTCCGTCCATGCCTTGTCGAACTTGTATATATCCTTTGAGGATATCAGGGGGCTAACCGGCTCAGCCTCTTCGACCTCTTCATCTTCATCGAGGTCCGGAGTGGGTGGCTGATAGTTACCAGCAATCCACTCACGTTCACCGGTGGCCGGGTTTACTCGCCAATATCCTGTTTTTATGGTGGTGTCATTTACCATCAATCACCTATGACGCCGAGACTGGCCGTTGTGGAACTCCCTGCCGACGCTGGCCGGCTGCCTGCCTTAGCTGCTGGATACCGGGGGAGAAGTTACCGCCAGCCTGAGCGGACTGAGGCTTCATGGCTTCTCTCGCCCTGCGGTCAAATTCTTCGTGGGTCAGCTTTGCCATTTATCTTTCCTCCCCTCTGCTTTTCCGGACTATCTCTTCCCGGCGTTCACCACGCCTGTCAGACTCTTCAGGCTCCATCATTGACTCATCACCGGGCGGCTTGCCGGCGCCACCGCCGGATTTATCAAGCAGTGGGACCATCGGCTTGATTGACTCGTTGCCGGGCCGGCCAGGAGCAAGGCCCATGACACCGCCCTTCGCCCTGTCTCGCAGCACCATTTCGAGCTGTTGTAGCGTCATTTCAGCCAGGATATCCTTGCCGTCATCTATCTGCTGGTGGCCGTTGAGGTAGAGTGACTGAGCCAGGTCGCCGTCCTCACCCTTTTCAGACCGGCCTTTTGCTATCTCACCGGCCGGATCCTGTACCCTGATGACGTCTCTGAATACGGTATGCTTTGACATACCAATCGCCAATGCCTGTGCGCCTATAGCGTAGTTAGCGATATCCTGCTCCGGAGACGTGGAGTGGAATTCATATTTCGTGCCGAACTTCCTGTCGATATCTCCGGTAGCGTATTCTCTCTCGAGGCCCTCTTCCCCTATCTCGACCTTGTAGCCGGCCTGGACGTACTGTTTCTTTATCATCTGAGAAGCAGCCCGGTAGAATAGGCTCATAGCGTTCAGCCTCGGGATAAATATGGCGTCCTTAGTGGCCGTCAGCTTGGAGATAGCTACGGCGCTCAGTGGGAATGACAGGTTACCAAAGTCAATGTTCGGCAGACCGCCACGCTGCAGAGCGCCAACCAGCATATTGTAGAAAAGCCGGGTAGCGTTCTTGACGTCGTTAATCGGGATTAGCCGGAATCCGCCGCCCTGATCAACCGGTATCAGCTTCCGAATCCCACCAAAGTTTTTCGGTGTCGTCGCTTCAGTCCCCTCGTCACTTTCGTACTCGTAAGAGCCCTCGAAGCTCATGGCGGTAAGTGTCTGGAAAATGGAAGCCGCCCGGTGCAGCTCCGGTATCAGGCCCCGGTTATTCTCAAAAATGCTCTCACCCTTGTTCTTCAGTCCGCCAACGTCCATCAATGACTGAAGCCCGGCGCCGGACTGCATAGTGATTAAAGGTGGGTAGCCCAGCCCATGCTTAGTCTGTCTCTCAGGATACCTTGTAGAATCGCTGGTCTGTCCGCCGCCCTTGTATAGCTGCGTGGCTATGTAAATCTCATTGACCTCATCATCCCAAAAGTCACATACTGCGGCGTGCTTGGCGTTGCGGATGACGATACCATAGTCTCTTTCAATCTGAGCTTTTGTCCGGGATACTTCAGGAGCGCCCCATATAATTCCCTGCGAATCATTCTCATAGTAAAACCAGCGAGTATCGAGGGGGGAGATATCGGGCAGGAATTTATCGCCGTCTTCCCTCATCAGCACCCGGGCAGCGATGGCGCCCCGGATAAGTATCTGTTCGATGAGGAATCCGTAGAGCGACGTCTGGAAAGCGTTTGCCACCATCAGGTCGTTTTCGTAGTAGATATCATGGTAGAAATTCTCAATGTTGGTAGTCTCTCTATCGGTAAGACCGCTACCAAATACAATACGCTGCATATTGGCACCGTTCATTATGGCAGCGCTGCGGCCGAGGAAGACTTTGGCCTCGTTCATGGTGACGTTGATAACGTCCGGAGTATTCTGGCCGTCGAGGTTTTTCATCACATAAGGGTCGAGTATGGCCAGCTTGCGGTCATCATCCTGGCGCCTGAACAGGCCGGAGCCGGCCATTTCATTTTTCTTATCCAGGATGACCTGATAGTTCTTTGCGTATAAATCAGCCATATACTCTACTCCTTAATACGGTATTGCATCGCCGCCGCCGCCGCCCTTCTTTTTGCAGCGTGTCATCATAACAGCGTCGCCCACGTCCGGAGATTTGCTTCCCCTGGCTTTGGCGTCCTCTTTACTTTCAATCTGCAGCAAGCCTCGAGGCGTATAAGTGTACCGGATATCCGATAGCTGAGCCTTCAGCTTATCGTTATCGGGAAGGTCCAGTTCCCCATCTGCTAATTCCCTTGAGAATTCCCACCACCCCTCAGCTCTGCGGTTGAGGTATCGTTCAGTATCGAGTGCCGGCTTACCGGAATCATACTCGATAATTTTGTACTCATTGCCGATCTCTCGCTTGAGATTATCATATACGCCGGCGCCGAGTCCAACCACATCGATATAAGTCCTGACCGGTTTGTTTTCCTTTATCAGCCGGGCCGTCCGGCCGGTGGTGTAGCCTGTTTCCTGATGCCCCCAGGTAATAACGTCGAGGACTTTCTTCCCCTGGCTGATGGCAAAGCAGCACTCGTCGTCGCCGTACCTGGCCACGTCGAGGGCGGCCACCTTCAGGTGTTTGTCATATTCCTTGCGCTCCAACTCCCGGGACATGGCGAACTCGATATCCGAGAGACGCATGAGATTATTGATCCCGGCCTCTGGGAAGTCACCGAGGATAAAGACGACGTAGAGGTAAGAGCCCTTGCCCCAATTCTTATAGCGCTCGGCAACTTTGGCCGGGCCCATAAGCTGAGGGTAAGGGAGTTCCTGCCCCGACCACTTCTTCTGCCAATCGCCGCTTTCGATATCTTCCTGGGTAATACCGAAGCTGGCAAGGTTTGGTGAATCAAACGCCGAGATATGAAATTTCTTATAGAGGTCCGAGTTGAAGGTATCCCGGTATGCTCCCACTGACTGAGTAGGGTTCGAGAGCAGGAGCTCATGGGTATTACCGGTAGAGAGTGGATTCTCGATGGCGCCGAAGATATCGTTGGTCAGGCCGGCGGCGTCGTCGCCTATCACCAGCACGTTGACATTGTGGTAGCCGAGCATACGTTCCGGCTCGTCGGTAGCGAAGCCGACGGCAAAGTGGTCTTCAGATATCTCAAGGGCTTTCCGGGTGAGGTTTCCCTCGAGGGGGAATTTTGCCTGTGAGTAAGCGAGCCGTATCTCACGCCAGAGGATGTCCTCGACCTGTCTGTTAGTGGGGGCTGTAGTGATGACGGTGGCTGGGTAGAAGTTATAAAGAAAGGCCAGGGCTACACGGGCGGCGACGAAGCTCTTGCCAGTGGCCTCGCAGCTCCGCACCGTTGTCCTGGGATAGTAGAAAGCGGACTGAGCGATAGCAATCTGCATGGGCCAGAGGTTACAGCCGAGCACTTTCTCGATCCACCAGTCCGGGTATATCCGGGCCTTATGCCGTATTTTCTCATTCATTTCGGGCGTCGGGTATAAATTAGTCGCCATTAAGAATCCCACTTCGGGTGATACCCTGAGTCGTTTGGTGCCGGTTCCGACTTAATCTTTCTCATCACGGAGTTCCAGTCTATCGCATGGGTAAAAACGGACATTACTCGGCGTGCCAACTGTCCGCAAACAGGGCAGATGTTATCGATATCCCTGCCGTCAATCGGGCGGCTGGCTTCTGACCTGTGACCATTCTGACACTCGTATTAATAGAGAGGCATCGGCAATCTCTTTCTTAGGTGGCTCTATGCGCTCTATTTTCTCGAAAGTTTCCGCTTCCTCATTCTCTTCGTCCGCCTGGATGACTCGGATAGTGGACTGGTACATCGGCTCAATCATTGGGAGAAGGTGTCCATCCTCTACTTCAGGTAAGTCCGGGTGTTCAATCAGGAGTTCAATGTCCTTTGGATTGTAATACTCCGGTCTTTCACTTATCCTGAGAATCTTACCACCCTCGAAGTCCAGTAGTTTTGCGAGATAGTCCCTCGGAACAACAATAATAGCTGCATTTTTAGTCACCATTAAACCTCCTTTTCATTTTGCCCTCAATGAACCGGGCGACTTTGGCCACGTCGCCCGGTCGATCAGAGCAGAATGGTTAATAACAGTCGAGCCGGCCTATAGCCGGCCGGGAAGCGGACATTTCATAGTAAATCCACTGTCCGGGCTTGAGAGTGTGTCTGTAGCGCCCTGAGACGTTCTACGTCGTAAAGATAGAGCTACTAAGACAATAGCGAGTGAACATGAAAGCCCTGCGACCATGTTAGATACCGGGATACCGGCCAAAATTGCCGGTGCCGGTGCAGTTAAAGCAACATTTAGCGAGGCGGTGCCCTCTTCCGCCAGGTCAACCGCCGTCATACTGGCGGCCGCCGGAGTTGGGTCAGGCGGTGCCGGCGCCGGAGCGAGTACCGGGGCGACCATCAGGGCGAGCAGGCAAATAAAAAGCAAAGAGACGAGAAATATTCTCAATTTTTTCATCGATGAAACCTCCTTGTGGTTTTTTGTTCAGAAAATGCCGGGAATTTCCGTAAATTTCTGTTAATTACCAGAAAATAACCACCCCCTTTTACCGATAAATCTCAGAAACCGCTTGATGTCCTCTTTTTCCAGGCGAATCCGCCGAAAATACGGACGGCAGCCCACATTACGCACCGTTTCCACAGGGCGACGCCGAGGTCGGCCATGCCGTCGTAGAAAATCAGGTCCACCACTGACCTTTTGTGCCTGAAACCGGCGATGGCGTCCTTATAAAGAGCGTCGTGGATGACGGCTGCCTTCGTGTATCTGCCGAGTTTCGGGATAATTCCCCGGGCAAACCGGGGAATCGAGGCGAAGTCGGTGACGAAACCGGGGGCGACGTGGATTTGGATATACTCACGCTTCCACAGGTAAGTGAATTCCCGGGCGACCTTGAACGTCTTTCCGTCGGGCATGACCTCAACGACGAGCGGTGTCAAAAAACTGTTCCTTTCCCTCTTTTTCAAAGTCCCTTCGGGCTTTTTCATATACAGCTCCTTTGCGTCGTAGAACGGCGGTTGCAATTATAATTTCCTTCCATGAAACCACCATATCACCACTATGCAGACCAGCAACGTCCCGAGGGCAATCACGACATAACATAACGGCCTGAGCTCGGGCGATATAATTATCACCCCTGCACCATCATCGCAACCAGTACCTCATCAGCCCCTTCATCCGCCCCTGAGACGACACCAGACCGATATCTGCCGCACCCCATCGCCGGCGTCAGGCAAAACCTGCACGCACCAAGTACCTCACCGAACTCAGCGCACGTCGAACACCGCCTCTTCGCCTCACGCAATATCTCCCAATCCATCTGAGGCTCGGGAAACGGACTGAAACCCAAACCCTTACCCCTGTGCGGATAATGCTGCCTCTGCGGTATGGCCTTCTTTCCTGCCGGATTGAAATACGGCAACGCTTTACTCATTTCAATACCACCCCAGCCAATCGACATGACACCAGGAACGCCGTCGCCCTCCCCACGTCATGCCGACGGAAAATTTCGTAATGACCTTTAATCAGCTTCGGCACTCGGATTAAACGAGAAAAATATGGCCGCTTCTCAATCCTGATTTCCACATTAATCTCCTTTCCAGAGAGTGGGAATATTGAAAATTGTTCAAGGCACCCAACCCTTCTCTCAAGGGTCGTTACTTTAAGCATCCCCCCCCTCCCGGTAGAATATGCATGGGTGGGTCATGGTGCACTAAGTCCGGGGCCGGTGGCCGGGGTGGCGGACCTGGTCGTTTCAAACCCTGATAAGAAAAGGGCAAGGCAGCCGGCGGGGGGTAGGGGGGCCGTTCTCTTCTCTTCTTATCTTATCTACTCTTATCTTATCTGTGTATAACTTTCAGGGTAAATTAAAGTATAACTCTATTGACAAAAGGTTATACCTTGCGTTATACTAACCTAGCGAGTGTAGATAGCACTTGACTAAAGGTAAGGAGCTGAGTAGATGCCACCGAGTAACTTCAAGCGCAAGTGGATAAAGTTGTTTATTGACGAGTGTCTAACGGGGACAATTAGGGAGGACTTGTCGTCGGAGGAGCGGGGAGTTTGGTATGATTTCCTTCTTTTAGCGGGCCGGAATAGGCCACCTGGTGCCGTCTCCGCCAACGAAACAACGGCGATAAGTCCTCGAAGATTAGCATCTCTTCTTAACATCTCGGTCCAGCTATTGGCCAGGGCAACAAGGAAGTTTCTCGACTCAGGCCGCATCATAATGGACGGTGCAGGTATCATTCATATAGTCAACTGGGATAAGTACCAGTACACTGACTACGACCGCCAGAAGCCATACAGGGAAGCCAAGATGTCAAAGATTGATGAGGAACTAGCCAAGAAGCACGCTCACCAAGAGGCTGTCTCTCAGATGTCAAGCGAGGAGAGAGAGGCCGATGCCGAGCGACTTAGCGAGGAGTGGGACGAAGCCCACGCTGGCGATGAGAACGAAGAGCTGGAAGAATAACTAATCGCTGGCTGGCGGTGTCTCATCACTGGCCGGAGCCGGTGTCTTCTCCTGGTACTTGTGCGCTATCTCGAGGGCCTCGGCCAGGATAGGCCGGGGCTTATTGTCCAGGGCATCGGCGCTCTTTGCCAGCTCCGCATAGGTCATGATCCCGCCGGTGTGCTCTACCTTCTGCCGGGCCTTGCCAATGGCATGATCAATGACATACTCACAGGCACGCTGAATATCAGAAGCTAAATGCCTGAAGCCACGTCGGCGCTCGATATGCTTCTGCAGTATGGCCGCCGCCAGGGGGGCAGATGCCGTTAGTATCTCGTTGACTTCCCGGCGGTCCTCAACCTTCGGCGGCCTTCCCTTGCGCTTTGGAATATCTACGCCTGGGCTTTCATCAGCTCGGGCGTTTATACTCTCTTTCCCGGTGTTCTCAGTCACGGTGTAAGCTCCTGTAATGCAAATTCAGGCGTGTTTAGATGTTGATGCGTACATTAGTATTAAATTGGTATATAGTGACGCTGGCGTTTAGCCAGGCTGGTAGTTAGCGAGGCCCGGGTCGCTTGCCGAAGGCGGCGCCGGGCAGTATAAAGGGGGTGAAAACAGTGGCCGGCGTATGCAGTCTGGGAGACAGTACGCCGGCTGATGTCAATAGTAAAACAAAGGTAAGGGAAATGTCAAGCGGTGATAATGCCCCTGGTTGCAGGCGTAAAGGTGGGGGTATTATGGAGCTGGGAATAGAACCGGGCAGCGCCCCGACGAGGTGAGCCAGGCCGGAGCGCCGCCCTTCCGCAGCTTTCATTATAGAGGGCGCCGGGCCGGGAAGTCAAGGGGTCAGGCACAAAATAAAGTTTAGGGGTCAGGCGTGAAGGGGTATTGACAACCGCAAGGGGTAATGATACAGTGTAGCTACTTGAATATAACTTGAGCGTGAAGGGGGTAGACAGGACAATGAAAGCCGGCGACATAACTAAAATCTACAACACTACACTTGGAGGCAAGCAAGTAGTAGAGGGTGAGGCCAAGCTGATAAAGCCGAGCGACCTCGGCAATGATGGCCTTTCCCCGGGGTACGAATGTTGGCTATTAGAATTCACAGATCAGAAGGGCGAATACTTCGACAGGGTGATAAAAGTTTAACGCTTACCCATCGACGAGAGCCGGCGACATGAGGCATCGCCGGCCCTGGCCGGCAGGTAAGCCGGGAATAATAAACGTGAAGGGGGATACAATGACAAAGGACACAGAGGAAAAGAAGGACACCGCCCGGGATCAGGCCAGAGCTCAGGCCGAGAGCGTGACCGAAATGGTGAAGCGCCTCGAGCACGCCCAGGAGTGCGCCGGCGGCGAGGTCTGCGAGGCCACCAACCGGGAAATAATAGAGGGGCTGGGCTGGTACTACAAAGAGGGAGACAAGGCAACCGACGAGCAAGCCGAGGAATACCACGACGAGGACAAGGCCCGGGAGCGTATACTCGAGGACGCCTTGAGCGTCGAGGTTCGTAAAGACTGGCACACACCCGGCGACACAGACACAGCGCCCGACGAGTTCAATATTCTGCTATGCACCGGCGGGCCAGCCGTCCGGATAATGGGCGACCTGGACGAACACGCCGAGCCAACCCGGGCATATATGCAGTATCAAGACTGGTTTACTCCCTGGGCTGATTACTTTGGCGAGGGCTGCAACGTCGATGACCTTCTGACCTACGCCCAGCAGTTTTATTACAGCGAGTGTTAACACAACGAACAGGGGCCCGGCTCATGGCCGGGCCCGGGGGTAGACAGTGAAAGACAGCCGACAAGTTATAATCTACTTCGACGACCCGAGAGGCCAGCTCATGCAGGTTAGCCACGCCGAGTATAAAAGCTATTGGCAGCGTATAGGCTGGACGCTGCAGGGCCCAGCGTCTCACCTTCCGGGCATCGTCCCGGATACGGCCAGGACCCAGGCCAGAGGACTACAGCCGAATTTGATTTAAGGGGAGGACATGGAAATGGAAGCTAAAGATACGGTGATGAACGACAAGGAAATGGTGCAGGCAATTACCGATAATCCTGATGTTCCTATGGGACAGGCACTTATAGAGAAGCAAGCCGAAATCTCATTCAAGGCAGGGATGAAAGACTCAGGTATGTATGAGGCGTGTAAGTCAGCCTACGCTTGGTATTATGAGGGGCAGGCTGGAGATTACAAAATCATTGGGGAATACCTGAAACAAGCCCTAGCCAAAGCCGAAGCCAACCTATAACTTAGCCCTTCACGCCCTGGCCGGGACACACTCCGCCCGGTCAGTGGTGAGTGGCTAAGCTCAAGTATAATGGGGGATAGACTAGATGGTAGGTCGCTGGCCTTTGGAGTCAGAGCGGGCAGGTTCGAGCCCTGCTCCCCCAGCCACTAAATAATGTGAAGGGGGTAAACACATGGACTTGACAGACTGGACTTTCCTGTTTACCTATGGCTACGACCTCGATGTCTATGCCTATGGTAGCCTGAGAGTAGGCGTAGACAGGAAGACAGGCCGGAAGGTAATATCCTATGTATTAAATACTAAAGGAGACTGAAGGTGATGGAATTCAAAAAAGTTTACAACGAAATGAGAACCGACAGGGGCATAGAATACGAGAAGGACGAGGCAGAACTGAGAGAGAACTTCGTCCGGGTAGAGGTATACCATACGCCCGACATTTACGAAATGGCGCCATCGCTAATCAAGGTTACTCATGGCTTCAAACAGACCGATGACTGGACGACACGATGGATATTTACCTCGCCCAACAGGGAGTTAGCTATCCGGGAGGCTATCCGGATACTCGATAGCTATGAGCTGGGCCAGAAGCGCGTCGACATGACGGACTGGAACGACCTTGAGAAAGGGGGTAAAGTATAGATGACAGTAGAATGGAGCGCAGTCTTGTCGACGAATATAGACATGATAGGCTACGATGAAGAGAACTCAGAACTTCACGTCCGGTTTAACTCCGGAGCTGAGTATGTCTACAATGAAGTGCCGCCGGCAGTCTATCAAGAATTCCTGGACGCTGAATCGAAGGGCCGGTATCTAAACGAGCGTATCAAGGGCCGGTACGACTACGCCAGGGTGTAACAGGCGTCACCAGATCGATATCTGACAGACTTAGGGGCTAGGTGAATAGGATACAACCTCTGTGTCCACGCCTAGCCCCTCTCTATAGCCTCAATGAGATACTTCCCTATGTACTCTGTATAGGCAGGGGGGATTGCTTGAGATAAACCACTTTGATTTGCCCAATCAATGCCCATCGCCAAACGAGCATCATCGACAGCAAAATTATGTCCTGCAACCGAGATTAACTTGGCTTTATTGGCAAAACTTGAGAAGCCATCATTTGAAGCAGTGTAGCCGGCTCGCCCTTTACACGCACAGCTAGTTGGCGAAAGGCGAAACTCAAAAAAGTTAGTTTCAAAATAGCGATGCCTTTTAACCTTCAAACCAAACATCGTTCCACACAGCATAAAAGGCTCACGCAATAAATGCTTTGCCCAGGGCACATTCTCGATTACATACGGTTTACCTGTATTAATTAGTCTTTTGCGAACAGGCTCTATTTGGTCAGGATATGTCTCTCTTAATCCTGGACGGCAGGCAATCGCCTGACAATATCGCTTACATTCGGGGCTTGCGTGGTAAGCGTCATACCCATCAAGCAGAAACTCCAGCGCATCCGCCTGGTAGAACTTGAACGGGTAATGGGGCTGTGGCTTTATATCAACGCCCACAACTTCAAAGCCTGCTCGGTGATACCCCATAGCAGCACCGCCAGCACCGCAGAATAAGTCTAATATTCTAGGCTTCATCATTTCAGCCTCAGGTACTTGTGATTGTCCTTGACGTACTGGCCATAGCTAGTAGTCTTCCTGCCATTCCCCGAAACATAGCCTAGAGCGTTCCGGATACGCTGGGTAACTTCCCTTCTCCCCAGGTTAAGGCACTGAGCCATGTGCTCGATGACGAATACCTCATCGTCCGGCTCGAAGGCATAGAGGAATTCCATCATCAGACCATCTACACCGGCGGCCTGGATACGGACATCAAGCTCAGCGGCAATGATTGCCGGCAGCTCGAACTTAGCGCCGGCCTTAATCGGCATCTTACTGATGGCCGGGTCGGTGTAGCCTGTCTCTTTAGGGTTCCTGGGCCAGACACCGCTCCGAAGCAGGGCCAGGGTAGGCAGCAGCCACCGGAGCTGAGGCTTAGTGTACCGGATACTATGCGGCGAGTACCAATCTTTCTTCGTCATCATTTCTCCCTGCTTATCCACCAATCCCATAGCTCTTGACCGTCGGCAAATTCACGCTTGACCTTCCGGCCCGAAGCTTTACGCCTAGCTATTATCTGATCGCAGGCCCGGCGCCACAGGTAGGCTACCTTTGGGAAGTAGTATATCTCTTTCTTGACGTTCCTGGAAAATGGGCATAGCACACAGCCCAGCCGTTTGAAGCCGCCGTACTCATCATCATAGAGCTTGCAGTAAGGCAGGTTATACTTCTCGATATACTCCCATACCTCGCCCTCAGACCAGTACAATATAGGCCGGACAAATGTTTTATCGATCTTCGGCCATTTGTTATGTTGCTCAAAGCACTTCTGGCCCTTCCGGATAGTGCCCTCGTCTCGCCGGTTACCCAGGATTAGCACCCGGCCGAGGCCGCCAGCCTCTTTGATATACTTACAACACCAGCGTTTCTGCCTTATCGGGAGTCCCTTCTTAGCTACGAGCTGCCACCATGATATCCCCAATGGCTTAATGTGATTATCCCGCTGGACGTCCGGGTGAAACTCCCGGATGAATTGGTAGATTTCAAGTGGATCGATAGGACTCTGGCAGTAGTGCCAGTCTACCCTTACCTGGGCCTGGACTGAGGCAAGGTGTTTGATGACTACGCTATCCTTGCCGCCACTGAAGCCGCCGTAGTATTGAATGGGAGCAGGCGGCTCGACGGCCTGCAGAAACTTGATAGCCGTCTCTTCTTTGGTCATCCCGGTCAGCATATCAATCTGTTCGATGCTCATGCTAACCCCTTTGGCCCCGGCCGAGGCTTCTGCCGCATAAAGCGGTCTATCTCTTTGTACTTGTAGTAGGCATCGATGTAACTCTGCAAAGGCCGGACTCTCCAATCCTGCCATACAGGTTGAGGCTCGTCAAACGTCTTCACGCCGAGCCTCTTCAGTGCCTTCAGCACCGCCAGCTTTGTTTCAGTATTCAGGCAGCACCACGCCGGGAGAGCTTGTTTCATGGTAGGATTATCCCTGATTCAGTAATCCTCTCCCCTGGCCTCACACCCTTAGCTTGCTGTTTTTTCATTTTGACGTTCATTTCTTTCTGAGCCTGTGTCATGTAATAAGTTATGCCCTGGAACTGCTCATCATGGACTCGGCACACTCCGTAGCCGGACGTCATGTTTCTATTCCTCTGGCAACCGGGTACTGGGCATGGATTTTGTTTAGCCATCTTTATTACCCCCTAATTTTTCCTCAAGGAATAGAAGGCAAGCAGAACCATAAGGTGTGCCAGCGCACTCATTAGCTTCCTTTTGGAGCAATTCTTTAATGCCCTTCAGCATCGCATCCGCACCAGCTTCAAAATCAGAGTACTGCGGTTCCATATTCCAAATCTCAGGCAACTTCTTCTGAAAGCATGGTTTATCTAAATTCAATTGGTGGGGATTCTTCCATCCATCAGGTCTATAACTCATCTTTATTATCTCCCATCATATTATCCCATCGTCTAGAGTCGAAGTCACCACCACCAGTCCCGAAGTCATGGTCAGCAGGTAAGTCCTTACACTCTCTGATATGCTCCATAGTTTTGCTCAAAGCCTTATCGTTCCTGATGAACTCTATGTCCTGGAAGAAGGATTCAGCCCCCATGACAAACTCTACAGGTGGCATTGAACCAACCTGTAATACCACGACAACCTCTTTCCTCTTGTGAAAATAGCCGACGTGATACCTCATTCCTACTGGCATATCATTCCTCCTTGTCAGCCAGAATCACATTGACAAGCTCTGCCTCTAATAGAGCTTGGGATATACGGAGTTTGAAGTATTGTCTCTTGAGTAGAAACTCGAAGTTACGCTGCCTGATATCCCTCACCCGGGCCAGTACCTCCAATGTCTCGATATCCATACTACCCTCCAAACAGTAAAGCTATACCTATTACCAGCCGGACTATCCGGACGAACTGGCAATACCATTCCTGCTCCCGGAAGACAATCATGCTCACTATAGCGTCTAGTATCAGGATAGTTCCAAAGATATAGTTAATCATACCCTCTCCAATATAGCCGGCAGCTCGTCGACATCCCGGACAATGTGATACCGGCAGTTTAGTTTCTTGACCTGTTCCTCGAACTCGACCTGGTCCGGCTCTTGCTTCCCCTTAGTTGACTTACACTCGATGAAGGTGACGAAGGATACCGGGTGTGTGCGGTGTATCTTTTTCTGGACGGTATGAAACATCTGAACTTCGCCACCCTGGACAACGATATAATCGGCGGTCCCTGCCTTGACACCCTTGAACATACGGTGAGAACCGTCCTTGTTCTGAATGGGGATATCGCCGGCGTTTAACCTGGCGTACCACAGCTTACCCTGATTCATATAAACCTGTAGGTAGTCCTCGACACCCTTCTTGACTTCAGCTTCCGATAAGTTTAACATCCTTCTCCTTTAGAGCCAATTAGCCTATAGGGTTAGTCCCTATCGGGCTTATCGGGGGGTGGCTACTGAGGCTTGATGTTCAGCAATAGCCTTTTCGCAACATACAGGAGTGCCATCGACATCTCTCTCCTCCATGTAACCACAATATTCGCAAACGGAGTCGTAATCCCTAATAATGTTTATCTGATAAGAGTCTCTGCTCCGATGGTCTCTGATAAAGTTTGTCAAATCCTTAGCCTCACCATCAAGGAACCCCGCCAAATCTTCCAAGTTTCTAATAAAGAATGGGCGTGGTAGTTCTATTTCAGCATGTAAATCTCGTAATTTCTTCTTAAACATCTTTCTCCTTCTCTGGCATAGTTCCAGCATCAAGAGCTTGCCAGGTTTTATATTTTAATCTTTCCCCCATATCCCAAAGTTTTTTACCCGCTTCCTTCAGCACTTCCGCCCTCACCTGCTCTGCCCGGTTATCAAATTCATTTATGAGTTCAAGGCAATTCTTGTCTGCCAATTTAAGTTGCTGCGTGAGGTGCTCTAATTTGTCCTCATAGTATTCAGCATCGGCATCGCGCTGGTCTCCTTGTAATTGCCTTATCAATTCAATAATTTGTTCCTTTTTAAAGGTTTTGCGGTTTTTAAATTCCCTCGCCCAAGTTATAGTTTGGTTAAGTGCCACTATCGACGGTTTATCTATCTGCTTCATCTTTAGCCTCTTTATCCCTATGGTCTACTCCGTGCTTAAAGCCGTGAACAAAGAAGTCTTTTGCAACATGACCAACAACATCTTCAAACCATCTCCAATGTTCTTCGGCCAACTTTCCAGCCTCTTGTTTAACTTCCACCTTCATCTGTTCCCTCCTTATTGCTGGTGTGGGCGGCTTTGAACATTTAATAGTAAATCCTCTAGTGCTATAACAACCCGCCGCCATCGCGGGGAACGCTCTGAACACATGCCGAGTATGTTATTTAATTCTCGTTTCATTTCCTCAACCAATGCCTCTATACGGGCTTCAAATAGTTGGTTGATTTGGCGAGCCTGGCATTCTAAACAGGCAAGGCTATGAGATTCGTTCCCACAATCATCAGCTCCTACGCTGGGTGGGTCGAGACATAAATCTGATTCGCACTCCAGTATTTTGGTTATTCCCTCAATCTCTTTATCTGCCATCTGAAACAACCTCCTTCGCAGCTGTATAAGTAACCCCGTCTTTGGGGCAGGTGATACAGATTTTAGTTACAGGGAAGCCCTCTTCCGCCAGCTTCTTTCCCAATACAACCCATTTCAATGCTTCACAGGTTGGTAAATCTTCACAGGTGACGCAGGGGAATTTATCTGCCATCTTGATGCTCCTCCAAACTAGACTCATTTGCTCTCCTGTTCTATAATTTGCAGGTTAACTTGTAGGATTAGCTTTTCGAGTTTAGCAAGCCTATCTAACAAGTCATCATATTCTGGTAATTCTTTTGGAGCTACCTTCAGCATATCAGCAATATTCTTTTCACGTGTTCTGGCTTCTCGTAGCATTTCCTTGAGAAAACGCACACTCTTGGGCTTCTGCCCTGTGCCGTTGCAAGCCCAACAAGATACTGTTTCTAGTATTATTCCTGCTCGCTCTGTGATATTCTTTTTGCCCGAACCTTTACATACTGGGCAAACTCCACTAC